TACAAAATAGAAAAATTATACCATAATATAGGCTGTCCGACAGTGTCGGACAGCCTATATTATATCATTTAAATACCAAAAATATGAAATATTATATATACCTCCTCGTAGGATTGCTCTTTTTTTCCTGCGATACAGACAATACCGACCCTCCCTACCCTCGAAACTTAAAAGTACTCGACCTTACTAAAATAGACAACGGCAACCGTGTGATGATGCAAGCCTTCTATTGGGACGTAGAACCCCGCGGAGAATGGTGGAACACTATTACCTCTAAACTCACCGATTGGAAAGCCAACGGGGTAGACCGCATTTGGCTACCACCTGCCACCAAAGGCGCTTCCGGAGGCTATTCTATGGGCTACGACCCTTCCGATTATTTCGATTTTGGGGAATACTTCCAGCACGGCACTACCAAAACCCGCTTTGGTTCACGTGCTGAACTCGAAAACCTCATCAGCAAAGCCCACGAAAAAGGCTTGCAAGTAATCGCCGATATCGTTATAGGGCACAACAATGGCGGAGGCAAAGAATGGAACCCTTACCGCAATAAAGAAACCTACACCCTTTTCGATGAAACCCACGGTAATGCTTCTGGAAGATTTAACCGCAACTATGAGTGCTTTCACCCTAATAAATATGCAACTTCTGACGAAGGAGCTGACTTTTACGGAGAACAAGACCTCTCGCATAAAGTACCCTATGTACGTGAAGAACTTTGGGAAAAAGATAACTCAATGGCTAAGTATTACAAGAATACAATGAAGTTTGACGGTTGGCGTTTCGACTATGTGAAGAGCTTTGGAGCTTGGGTAGTACGCGATTGGCTAAAAGCAGTAGGTGGTTTCGCCGTAGGTGAATTGTGGGACGGCAACCCCGAAACGCTTAAAAAATGGGTAGACGAGAGCGGTGCAAGTGCTTTCGACTTTGCCTGTTTTTATGCCCTCGAAAAGGCATTAGACCGCAATAAAGATATGCACGAACTGATGACCGATACCCACCCAATGCTTAGAACCTTGCGCCCCGAGAAAGCTGTCACTTTTACAGCTAACCACGATACCGAGAAAGACAAAATAGCGGACAATACCATTGCGCCTGACAAAAAACTAATGGCGTATGCCTATATCCTTACTCATAGTGGCTACCCTTGTATTTTCTATTCCGATTACGAAAATGAGGCTTTCAAAGCCAAGCTACAAAAGCTAATGCTAATCAACCGCAGTTTGGCAGTAGGTGAAGAAAAATTCCACTTAGCTTCTAATACAGAGTATGTAGCCTCACGTCTGGGCAACGAGAAAAGTCCGGGCTTAGTGCTCTTTATCAACAACAGCACTCTCCCAGCCAAGCGTACTATTACCACCCATTGGAAAAACAAAACCTTGATAGATTACTCTGGTAATAGTCATTTATTTTTTGTTACCGATGGCGATGGCAATGTAACCATACAAGTACCCGCCAATAGCTACACCGTGTGGTCAATAGGTAAATAACATAAAGTTATACAGATAAAAAAACGAGCTACCTCGCGATGAAGTAGCTCGTTTTTTACTTAAGTTTTAAATCTTCTGTTTAAAACGCTTATATCTCCAATATACATAAGCTAAGACTACGAGCAATAACAACCAAAGAATATACCTTAATGGTGTACTTTTGGTGTGTTTTTGTATTTGCTCAGCTTGCTGTATTTCGTGCTTTCGAACTTCAGTTTGAGCACTTGCGTAGGATTGCTTATAAAGAGTAGTATCAGCCTGCTGTAAGCTCTTAGAATGGGCTCTGATAGCTTTAATCTTTACCTTGCCATTGCGTACCCTTATAGTCTCACTATTGCCGTCGCGAGTGCGGGTATAGGTGAGTTCTTTAGCATTGCCGAGGCTGTCTTTGTCGTTTTGGAGTTCAATCTCGAAAGACGTGGCGGACAGGTCAGACCATTCAGACCTGTGAGACTCCTGAACAAAGAGCTGGGAGCTATCTTTATTGGTGATAAAGTGCTCTTTCTGTATTTGTCTTTGTCTGTAGGTTTCTACTTTTTTGGTTCTGCAACCAATCACTGACAAAAGGAGTAACATTGATAATAAAACTCTTTTCATACATAGTTATTTTGCTTGTTCAATCATTTTAATCACTTTTTTCAAAGTATCCGCATAGTTAGGAGCAGTAGCGTAACCCGCTTTAGCAACCTCCTCTGCAAACTTATAGGGGTCACTTTTCACTTTCAATGCCTCTGCATAGCGTTCGTTTTTGATGAAGAATTGAGCGTGGTCAGTGAAGCTCTCTTCTGGGGTATCGTACTTCCTAAACCAATCCCTCACCACGTACAAATATTTGCCGTCCGCACGCTTAGTAATGCTGATAATCTCAGGAAAAAGTCCCTTTGTTACCATAGGCACGGAAAGTACCTCCGTAGTACGCACTAACTGCTTCTTGCTTACAGGCGTATCCTTGCTAGCTTTCACGCCGAACATCATATTACCGGGCACATTCTTGCCCCAGCCCGTCTCTAATGCCGATTGCGCCAGTATAAATAGGTGTGATATTCCCGTTTTACGCTGAGTCTCGAGGGCATAAGGCTTGTATTTTGTTATAAATTCTTTCATTTTCTTAGAATATTAAAGTGAATAATAAAACAAGAGTTATAGCTGTTGCTACTGGGTTTAACCATAGAACCCAACAGGCGTTGTAGCTTTTTGGTTCAGGACTTGAGCACCTGCACAAGGTTTCATACTGCCAACGTTGGGTATCGTCGAGCGAGTAAAAATCTTTGTTGGTAATCGGACAAAAGAGAAAGTACCCAAAGCCAAAGAAACAAGCTACAATAAGCAAAGTCAGTAGTGTGTAAAGTAGACTATAAGGTTCTGTGCAAACGATAAGTCTACCGATGAGCTTTAGATGACGTTTTTTTACATAGTTTTTAATTATTTGGATACAAATTAAAAGTATAAAAAACTGTATCGCTCATCTTTTTCGTTTCCTTATTAATTAATTGTAAATAAAATCTCAGTTGTATATTTTCATCTGATGTCTCAAAATCATCTGTTTCTATTACATTTTTTGTATTTTCTAGCATAGGGAAATAGTACCCTTTTGGAGCGACTATTATATTTGTTTTATCTTTATCATTCAACTTACTTGAAATTTCTTCTTTTTTTAAATTAAATACTTTTATAAAGTATTTTTCTGGTTTATTAATAGTCAAATGAACATTAGAGATTTCTGAAAGAATTTGTTTTTTAGACTTACCCAATGAATCAAAATAACCGTGGCTATTTAAACCAAAACTAAAAACTATAGGATCTAAAACATTAAAATTTATTGAATTAATTCCTATAACGCTTGCTGTTACCTGTTTATATCTTGCATCGACTCTTATAGTAACTAATTCTTTTCTATCCATTTTATCATCTACCTGATTCTTTACTGATCCCCATTGAAAAAATTGTATTGCATTCATAGTTAAATATTTCTTATATCAATGTAACAATCGTTTTCGTAGATAGAAATCACCGCTGTAGAGCCTTTCTTACCGTTGAAAGTAGTATCACCTGTGTAGATGATGTTTTTTCCTGTGCAGGTAAAGGTTACTGTTCCATCATCAAAAACCTTACGAAAAGAAACTGAACCCATATTCTGAATTTGATTTAACTCAATACTACAAGCATTGGCAACAAAAACCACTTGATTTTGATGGTTTACATTTAAAGTTGTGTTTTCACCAACTCTAACACCAGCACTTATAACATCATCATACCAAGCAAGCTGTTTAAAAAATCCTGCATAACGAACTCCATCAATACTGTGTCTTACGCTCAAACGAGTTCCATAAATGTAATGACTCATTAGAAATTCTAACGAAGATGCCGAAGAACCACTTCGCCTAAAGACCAACAATAAACCTCCCCAATCATCATTGCCATATTTTACAACATAAGAACCTGAAGGTCTATTTACAAAATCATTCAGTTTGCTTGCCTCAATTTTGAAACCTTCTTGCATTTTTTCTTCAAAAAAGTTTTGTGTATCAATGAAAGTGTTAGGTTTCCCTTCTATATCTCCCCACGAATGTTTATGATTCTTGTCTGCTTTGTCATCAATCTGTTTTTTTAAGTCTTGTGCCGTACCCGTATAATCTCCTTTTGGTAAGAGTCCCGAAATATCTACTTGATGAAGCCCCTCTAACTTCTCTTTATATTCATTAGTAAAGTCATTAGAACTTAATTCTCTCCCCTCTACCTTATCCACTTTTTTGTCAAATAACACCTTATGTGCTTGTGTATCGTTTAGGTGATTACTCAATTGCTCAGCCGAAGCCGTTCCTTCTACAAGTTTATCCAAACCCTCAACGCTTGCTATTGGTATCTTCTCGCTCTTGTGCCAAAAGCTATCTAACCACGCCCAAAACTGCTCTTGTGTGGGTTTTTTAAGGTTAGAAAACCACTGCTTTAATGTTTCTATTGCTGTCATAATATTATTTTATTGTATAAATTAAAATCCTACAAACTCTATATAACGAATCACTCGGTAAGGAGGCATATTGTTGTGAAGTTGATCGTTACCCTTTATTTCACTAGTTCTTTTCTTATAAAAAAGAATATTATTATCTTGGTCTTTCGCCCCTGGTATTCTTGCCCCTATATCATCCCATCCATCTAAAAAATTTCCTCTTCTTAAAATCTCTAATCTATCATTATAACTAACATTTTCAACAGTTATAGTATCCTTATATAAATGATTATGGCTAGGCATTTCATCAATAGTGAGTCTATGCATTTTTTCTCCTCCTACCTTACCTATCACTCCTAAATCATTATCGGCAACATCTTGCCCCACAGCCATACGTCCTCGTAAAGGTTCATACTCTCGCCAGCCTTCTGGCAAAGGAATGTTAGCTGGTTTTCCCCATATTGCTACTAACCCCAAGGGTACTGTTTTCTTTACGCGCTCTTCTAATTTCTCCAAGCGTTTCAACAAAGAGGTTTCTTCTGTAAAAGATTTCTCTTCTATTTGTCTGTTACTTAACACTCGTCTGAAACTCTCCCACGGATAACTCTTTGTACTACTGCCAAAAGTAGCTACTTTCTCCACAAGCACTGTTTTCTGTGAGCCGTCTTCAAAAATTTTAGATGTGTTCACTTCCTTAATAAACACGTGAGAGCCAAGTGTCGTACCCTGAAAAGGGTATATTTCTCCTTCAATGGCTACTACTCCGTCTGACACCGTGTTCCCTACTACTTCACACCCCGAAAGAATAATTAAATCTCCTGAAATACCACTCATTGCATTGAATATCTTATAAGCATTCTGCATATAACTTAATATATCGGTAGTTAGTGGGAAACCTCCCGTTTGGTTTACATTAATACTGTTCATAATTTCTATACTTCTATAATATATCGTTTACTCGCTAATTTGTAAAAGTCTATTAGGGCTTCTATCTCAAAGAAACGGTACTTCCCTATTTCACTTGTAGGAATCTTCTTCGCCTCCCATATCTCCAAAGGTATTTTTACGATAAAGTCTACTCCTGTATCGCTGTAATCTACCTCACGATGTAAATACATAGTCCCTAAAAACTTCGGTTTTTGTTCTCCTTCAGTATAAAGATACTGTCCTTTGTACTGATTGCCGTCCCATATACGTATGCGCCGTTGCTCAATATCGAATGCATCATTTAGCGCTTTGCGTAAGTAACACACTTGCCCATTCAGTCCAAGTTTCTTAATATCCAAATATCTCTTCTGAATAAAGTCATAATACAACTGACTGATAGGAGCACTAAGCGTTCTTATCCATCCTACCATTCTTGCCTTTCGCAAAAAAGAAGGTATAAGTAGAATGACCAATTTTTCTATTTTGAAATTAAATATCATTTTGTGATGTATTTTATTTGTGAAGCATTCCAGTCTACCTCAAAGTAACCACTTTGCGGTATTTGGGTAACTCCTATGTTTTGTAATGCTCCATAGCCTTTGGTCTCGGGGTCTATCCACGCTGTTTTGAGTTCTTTTAAGTGTGGTATTTTCACCCCATTGGCTTGTTGCAAAGCATCTACAAGATGTGCTACAATAAGTTCGCCGTTAAAAGGTAAGTTTTTAAGATAACCCTCTATGGCTTCTTGTATAGGGCGTTTGCCGTAAAGCACATCGGTTCCATTACTATCCAATACTAACGGGTCGTAATATACATCAAGGTTCAGAACAAGCTTATCAGGCAGATAATTAATAACCGTAGTGCGCACTCCAGCATCTTTAATTTCTGATAAATAACCGCTAAAAGCATTTTGTTCATCTGCTGTAATAGGCTGTAACCTCTCCCCGTTTTCAGTGGCTATCTTTACTATCAATCTACCGTCATTACTCTCCACCACTGCCGAGTATTTTATAATCTTACTCGCCTCTACCTGCTCGTTTGTCTTATCTTTGTTGTTAAACTTATCGCTGTCGGGTAAGAGGTCAAAACCATACTGAAAGGCAAGTGCTTTACTTCTATACCACCGTGCAGTATGAGGTTTTAATTCCGTAAGGCGTTTATCAATATCTGTCCTATGTAAGTCGAATAACTTTTCTAAGCTCCAAATAGCTACCGAGATAATATAAACCCACAGTCGCCATATAGCTACTCTTGAGTTTGAGTTAAGTACGTTTAGAGCTTCTTCTCGCTCTTTCGCATTATAGATAATCTGTTGTATTTCTTGTATTGTACGTGCCATAATTCCGTAAATAGTGAAAAGTGAATAATTACTGTCCGTCGTGGCTCACGACAAAATCTAAGTTTATCGCCCATATGCTAATACCTTCCTGGCGTTCGCTTATTCTTTTGTCCTCTTGCGTAAAAGCTGTTGCAGGCTGTATCTTCTTTGCGATGTAGTAGGTCAAAATATCATTATTAGTGAATGATTCTGTAGGTATTGTTAATACTTTTCCTGCTACCACATCATCGGTAATACTCAAATTGTTGAGCATTGCCAATTCAAAGATGCTTTCAATAGTCCCTGTGTGCTGTAAAGCAAGGTCTAAAAGACTCTGATTATGTAAAACTACTACTTGCATTATTCTTTTGATTTTCCATTTAGTTGCTTGTATTTCTTTAATTCAGTTAATAGCCCTTCAACAGAGTTTTCTAAATCTTTAATACGCTGATTTGCTTTTTTGAGCTCCTCAATAGCACTTGCGTATTTAGCCCCTAAATCTTCTATCATTTCTCGATAGATTTTCACGGCTTTATCCACATTCTCAAGTTCGCTGGTCTGTAGTTCCATACGTTGTTTGGGTCTACCAAAGAACCAACCCACTACTCCCGATAGTACCATTCCTATAAAAGATACAAAATGCTCTTTAAGTCCTTCTATAATTATTCCCATTGTGTTATTATGATAATTTACTAATCTACTAATTAATCGTTCCTTTTCCCATACCAGTAGTAACTCCTGTATAAGTGCCTGCCAATACGGGTATGCCCGTTTGCACTATTACCTCTCCACTCTTTACATAAGCTTCAATGAGAGAGGCAAGTCGTTCGGCATATTCTTCTATCCCTGCTTCTGTTTTAGTAAGCATTTCTTGTTGCAGACGTATAATCCCTGCTTTTAGTGCTTGTTTATCTAATGCCATAAGTTTAGTGCTTAATTTTTAGTAGTCAGTTGCAAGTACTTGCAACTGACTACTAACTACTGATTACTGTAATAATTCGTTTATCTTATTATTAATCTCCTCAAACTTCATCACGTTGTTCGGAGAAAAATTTCCTACACCCGAAGGTGTTTGTATCACCGCGTTTTTAAGTTCCGTTAGAAGCTCGTTTAAAAGACTTTTTAAATCCACTTCTCCGCGTTGCAAGTGCAAGCCTGCTTTGTCTATTGTAAGCTGTGTTTCTTCTATACGTAAGCTCACACTCTCTATCTCACTATAAGCTACCACGTAATAGCGGTTCTCGTCTTCCCCTATCGAAGCTATCAACACACTGCTCCCCTCCTTGGGGAAGAGATAAAACCGCTCAGCATTATCGTTAATCACCGAAGCTAAGCGCACGGTATATTGTAGCTCGTCGTCCTTCACCTCACACGTGCCCCTTTCTTTGTCTACCGATACCACTTCTACGGCTATGGTAGGTGTTTTGCGTCTTCCTATCTGCCTAAGCCCTTCTGCTAATTCTCTGTCTATACTCATAATTTTGCTCCTATGGTTACTTGTCGACGTGCGCCATTACGTCCGAAGGTAATCTCTACTTTCTTAATAAAGTAACGTTCGTCTATCTCTTTCAATTCATCATCTATCATATGAGCTTGCATACCCCTCGTCGCAAAAGGTACCAAGAAACTTGTTATAGAGCCGTCAAAGCCATCGTATTTCAGCCTTTCCATCTCCACTCTTGCCATTTCTCGTAACTTAGGTTCCTCACTCACTACCGAAGTATGAAAGGTTCTTAGCTCACCATCGGGGTCGCCCTCTTCCACTGTTTTCTTTTTGTTATTTTTGTCGATATAAGTGTAACGTACTTTCAGTTTGCGTTCCTCCTTAGTCCTATACTCCAAATCATTGGCAACAATGTTATAATTGAGGTCATAGCGTGCCGTTTGCCCTATATTGGTAAGCTCCGAAAGTCCTGCGTACAGCTTGCCTTTATCATTGATAAACACGCTTAGCCTAAATTCTTCTTTCAGCTTCTCCAATACCTGCGTACCGTTCGCATTGCGAATAATCCACTGGTCTAACTGTATTTCTGGAATATTGTCCGCCAGCACAATGGGCGTGTCCTTCACAACTTCCTGCAATACTTCTCTAAGTGTTGTTTTTTGCCACGACTTGCTGATATTTTTACGTCTAAGTAAGTACATAGCGTCTTCACATTCTATGCTTACAGGAATGCTCGGTTTAACCTTCTTTACATAGCCTTCAAACTCCACTCCGCTATACACACCCTCATAAGCAAGGGTAACACTCACTTTGTCACCCACCCTGATAGCCTTTTCAGTATAAAGGCTTTCGCCCCCTTTGGCTACTTTAAAATGGGTTGGCAGTTCAATCGTACAGGTGTCCGCCAATTCGTCTACCGATTTGGTGATTTTAACGTTGTGTACTGCTCTAAAAGTGTAATCACCTATTTTTATAATCGCTTGTAATACAAACATTAGTATATCTTGTTAAGTTGGGTTCGTTTCTCATCTAATTCCGCATAAAAGTCCATATCCGATACAGCTTTAATAGTGTACTTCTGTATACCTTCTTTGCCTTCCATTTCCTCAAAGCTAATATCTTTGAGCACGATGTTACCAATGTCAAAAAGAGTAAAGAGCTTATTGCCTATCACCTCCAAACTCTCATTCTTTTCAAACAATTTGTTAAGGCTTTGTACTTGTGCCGTAGGATATTGATCGGGATTTTTGGGGTCTACACACAGTCCTCTTATGGTAATTTGCCAATCTTCAGTAGTGATATATTCCTTGACCTTACCTTTGCGTTGTTTGCCTACCGTTGCCGTTTCTACAATGGTTTTAGTAAGCGAAAAACTCACCAAAGGCTCATTGGGAAAAACCGTCTGCTCCCCCGATTTATCAGCCACTTTTAACGTCATAAAATACTGACTGCCATTACTGCGTGCCTCACTAATGTTAGACAAACTCGGCAGTACAAATTTCGTCTTATTGTTTGCCCACCACTGCGGAAATGCTGGACCTACATAGTCCAAAAAAGCCCGTGCGGTGAGTTCTTTTATATCAAATTCCATAAATTACACTGTTTGCATTTGGTTTACACTGTTCACAATTCTCAAAAGCTCTTCTTTCAGTTGCGCCCCAAAGTTTTCCACTCCTTCCCGTACCGATGATACGTAAACTTTGGTATCCGTGCCCAAGTTGCCTATCTGTACGTTGATATGCGTTTGACGGGTACCTCCTGTTACAATATTATCTTTGGTTTTATTACCCATCTCTGAAAAAGGTGTGCTGGCAATAGGTGTTGCTAACGGACTTGTTTTTTGTCCCGTTTGCCCTATGCCTAACTTGCCCATTAGCCCGTCTTTCACACTCGAAAGGCTCTTAAACTCCAAAGAGTTCCACGCTTTACCAAAATATTCTTTTGCTTTAGCTCCTGCCTCACCTGCTTTCTTATAGCCTTCTGCTACCGATTTGGCACGTTCTTGCAAGTCGTTTTGTATTTGGCTTATCATCGCTTGGTTCTCTTTGCTATCGCCCAAGCCTACTGCCTCTTTAAATTTGTACCACGCCAACTTACAAAGGTCTACTCCTGCCATAAAAGCGTTGATAGCTGTGTTCCAATGTGCCTTAAATCCAAGTATAAAAGCCTCCCACAGATACTTCATTCCTTGCACAGTGTTATCCCACGCTTTGCCCCAACCGCTCACGCCTACAATGCAATAGGTGATGATGGCAATGAGAGCCACAATACCTGCTATAATCAATACAATAGGATTAGCTAAAAAAGCAAGGTTCGTTTTAATCACTGCCCACGATAGTCGGTTCTGCCACGCCGCAGCAATAGCCATATAAGTGTTATGCAATATGATAGCTGTAATAAATACTCCTAACACTCCTGCAATACCAAGGATTATGGGGTTCCCCTCTTGAAGTTTTTGGATAAACCAACTCAATCCGTCATTCAAAGCTCCAAATACCATCGTAGAAAGTGCTACCAACGGAATCAGCAACGGACTTATAACCTCATATACTTTTACAGCTATAGATTGTATCGAAGCCATTAAAACTGCAAACCTGCCTTGTAGAGTGCTGTTCACATTCTCAGCTCCTTGATAAAAATCTCCTTGTGCGTCAGTTGCCCATCGGAAAGCCTCAGCCAACTCTCTTGCCGAAATCCTTCCTTTGTCCATTCGCTCTTGCAGAGAGGTCATAGTCTCACCCGTCCGCTCACTTATCACTTGCAAAGGATTAAATCCTGCCTGTTGCATTTGTGTGAGTGTAGCTTCTTGTAACTTCCCTTGTGTGGTCACTTTGGCAAAGGCAGTAGCCAAGGTTTCTATCTTTTTGCTATCCCCCAAGGCAATATCTCCTATTTGTTTGAGCATTCCTAATGCTCCTTCAGGAACCAACCCTGCTCCCATCAAGCTCTCTTGAGCCTTCACAAGCGATGGTACTTCATAAGCCGTTTGCCCACTGTATTGTGTGAGATTCTGATGTATTTCTTGTGCCTTTTGCATATTACCTTGCACAAAAGTAGCCAGACTCATCTTTTGGGTGTCTGCCGTAAAACCTTGCTTAAATATTTTCTGTAAAGACGAGATAGGGTCTATAATGTTATTAACCACCTCCTTTAACCTTTTAGTCTGATCAAAGAAAGAAGATATCGTGTTTTTTGGATTTTCTGCCATTTATAAACTTTTTTCTTTACTTTTTTATTCTCCATACGATTCACTCTCCTTTTGGCGAATCCATTCCAGTTCTTTCACTCGCATAGCCCACTCAGTATCATTGAGGGCATCGGGATTGGCAATGTGCATATAGTAACGCAGTGAGGCATTGGTAATACGCAACCAATCCCGAGGCTCGTCAATTTCCGCACTGCTTAAAGCTTTTCCAAGGTAGCTTCCTTAATCTGTATCAATTCGCCAAGCTTACTACTTGCCGAAAGGAAAAGTGCATCATCAGTCTTAATCTCTTCATCTCCTCCCAACCAACAGTTGGTAAGGATAGCCTCATTAAACTTCATTGGGTCTTTCGTTGCCAATGTCGAAGCATAACTCAGGGTAGCGCGGTCAGGCGTTCTCAAGTATGCCTCTTTGTCATCTACTCGCAATACAAATACTTCTTTGTACTTGGCTTTCCATTGTTTGATTTGTTCTTTTGTTACGTCCATTTTTTATCAATTTGCTAATTTCTAATTTCCCCGCCTGTGTGGCTCACTTTCGCTTGTGTGGCTCACACTTGCCTGTCGTGCTACGACTATGGTTCACACCTACGATTGGCGTTTTACATCAGTGAAGATAATAGGAAGCTCTACAACCATATTTTTATCCCCCTGCTTCATTGCCTTTTTCACTTCGGTAAATTCTACATTCTTGAGAATATCGGTTACTATTTGTCCTCCTTCTGAGGGCACGTAAGCAACGACCAAGTCGAAGTTAAGGTTCAAAATGTCGTTGTTTTTGGCATCACGCGTCATTGCTTCTAATTCACTTTGCCAAATGCTCAACTTCCCCTCAAAACTGTGATTACCTCTTACAATACTCAAAGGTTTACTCCCACGTCCGTAAAGTGCTGATTTTTCTTTTTTCTCAGTGTATTCTACTTCTGTCACCCCGGCAATAATACGCCCTCCAAAGGCAATCGAAATATCGCTCCACGCATACTGTTTACTACTAAATGTTCCCATTTTTTTTCTAATTTATTAATCTACTAATTTATTAATTTGCTAATTCTCTGCCTGTCGTGCTACAACTAATTTGCTAATTCTCTTCCTTTTTTGTGGTAAATCCAATATTCACCTCAATAAAATCAGCATAACCCACAGGAAGGAGTTTTAATCCTACTACCACTTTACCTGTTTGCAACACCTTCTGTTCAGGGTCGATATTGATGTTCACTGCCGATAGCTCCCCTTTCGAAACCATTTCGCTTTGCAAAGTGTTCTCCAACTTGGTTTGCCAACTCTTGATAATAGCAGGGTGAATGCTTCCCTCTTCTGAAAGTAACACCTCATCGCTTAATTCCTCTACCAAAGCCCCATAAGCAAGAAGTAACGCCTTGTCCATTACCAATCCGCTACTAAGACTCTTAAAATCATCAGTAGGTTTGGTAAGCGTATTATCTCCTGAAAAATAGTAGCCTGAACGCCCTACGAAGGTACGAAAGAAAATATACCCTTTGTCGTCTAAGGCGTCCCACTGGTCAGCTTTACTGTCAATAGTAGTTCCGTCAGTAAAATAAGCCACCAATGGCAATACACTACCGTCCTTCACACGGTGAATTTTGCGCTGTACGGGTATAGCACTCATTTTGCCTAAGAACAAACCTACTGATGCTTCTTTCTCCTTATCGTCATTACCGATAAAGCAAGCCACTTTGTTGAGTTCGTTTTCCGAAAAATTAGTAAGGTCAGCTACTTTGCCGTTCCAGCTGTTGCCCGATACCACTACTCTAAAAGGCATATACTTCTTTTCAAAGTGCTCAGCAATAGCTTGTGCTTTCACTACGGCTGTTTGTACATCAGTGTCTAAGCCCGCGGTGATAGTTTCGCTACCAGTTGCTTTTTTCACCACACCCAATACCCTAATAGCACCTTTGGCATCAGCTATGAGAGTTGGAGCAAAAGCACCGTCTTTGTCAAGCATTGCGGTCATAGTCGTAGCGTCCGATACGAGCATTACCCACAGAGGTGTACCCGTAGGAGCCTGGTCGTAAAATGCTTTAATATGCTTGTAAGCAAAAGCGTTTTCAGCCTCCGAAATACCCAATGCTACGGCTTCATTTAAGGAAAATACTTGGTACGATTTCCCGAGTTCTACCTTACTGGCTACTCCACTACCTGTAATAATAAGACCAGTAACTTTTTGAATGTTATTGCCTGTACGGTTCATACCATCCTTGGCAATGTTAAATAATACTTTTGGTAATCCCATTTTTTAATTATGTGTTTTTGTTAATTATTTAATAAATGTCCCCCTACCCCTCCCTTATTATATCCTTAATTGTAACTCTCCTAATAAAAAGGCAAAATAGCTAAAAACAACTGTTCCCTCTTAACTCTCAATCGTTAAAGGCTTTCCTCTTTTTTAGAATTGTTACCAGGGCGGTCAGTAGCGGTTACTATTATTTTATCACCTGTAAGCGAAGGATTAGTAACCGTAGTGGTGTACACCCATTTGCCCTGTACAAGAGTTGCGCTACCTTCTTCCACAAGAGTAGCATCGTGGTCTTCAATACGCACTTTCACAGCTACGACCTTAAAAGCATCGCCCGCCTCTATCATTATTTTCTCTCCTGTGGCACTACCTGTATAGCCTGAATGGTCTATATGGGCAATTTTAGGAGCGCGCAAATAGTCAGTCATCGCCATATTATAAGCCGATACATTCCTACGCTTTTTAGCCTCTGCTGTATAATCCTCTTTTAGCGAAGGGTCTTGCAAAGCGTTTTTGGCATATGCCGAAGCGCGTACAAATCTCTCTTGTTGTGCTTTCTGAGAAGCACTGGGAGCTTTGGTGTGTGAAGGAGGGGTAGCGACAATAGTTTCTCCTCCGCGTTGGCGAAATACAAACACTTTCCCTACTTTACCACTAAGCCCTGTAATGGCATAGTTTGATTTACTTTTTCCCATTTCTTTAATTTTTTTTGTTATACATTATTTTAATTGTAAGTGCACTTCTATCGTTTGTTTTACGGTGCAAAATTCCGGCGGTTTTTTCAGTTCTGAAAATCGGCAAACAAGCCTTGTACTTATTTTCACCAACCATTGTACTAATTTGGTACAAGCGTTGAACGTCTTTTTCCTTACCTCATCTATATGTACGACCTTTGCACCATCAACAAATAACAAATGTGTAAAATGAAAGATTTACTCTTAATCAAAAACGATTTGCACCTTGCTGAAGGTGATTTTCAAGTAGGCTTATCTGAGCCCCAACATCAAAAAGCTATTCTTACTGCCGAAAAAGGACAGTGGAAAGAGCACCCCGAAGTGGGTGTGGGTATTGCCCAAATGCTCGCCGACGACCTTTATACCGAAATGCTTATTGAGGTAAAAAAGCAATTGGAGTACGACGGTATACCCGTGAAAAACGTAACTCTTACCCCTCAGGGCTCACTGCTGATAGAGTAATAGTTCTCCCTTTTGTGGGGACTATCTTTCGGCATAACCGCCCTGAAAAGAAAGTATTGCTACAATAGTACGAGGTGATAAAAACATAATGTTCGCCACCTCCTCTACAAGAGCATCTACCTTCCACTGAGGGTGCTTGGCACTCAGTTCTTCAAAAAGTTGACGCACTTTTTCATTGCGTTTTTGCAAGCGCTCTTTGCGCTGTTGTGTATTATCACATTTCATATGTTTCATTTTTTTAATGTTAAACTTCTTACCAACTTTGGTAGAGCTTTTTTCAACTCTACCAAAGTTTTTTTCACCTTTGCTTCTCACTCCCTATTGCCTGAGACCTGGGGCCTATTACCTAAGCATTCACTTCCACAAAAAAAGTCTCATCTTGAGTCACCACTACTCCTATTTTTGGAAAGAAGTCAGCTATTTGCTCATTGTTGCGTTCGGCAAGTAGCTTATCTTTAGCTGGTTCTTCGGCTATGCGCACATAAGCAGGCAAAAATTCTTTCAGCAGGTTTGTTACCGTATTCCACGTAAAACCTTTTAGCGTTTTCAGTTTCGGCGTACCTGTGCGGAATCCTATGGTACCGTGCAAACTGTCGAGTGATTTCTTCTTGACAAATAAACTGTCTTTATTTGCCAATGCATAGGCTTGTAACACATCAAAATTGGTGTCTTTTATTTCTTTAAGAGTCGCCAATTCATTCGTGTATTTATTGCGTATAGTTGCAATTTGCTTCTCTATCAACGCATTTATTTTACTCATTCGCGCCTCTGCCTTTGCATAAGTAGAAAAAGCATTCTCCATTTGTGTTTTAGTTACCCCAGTAGGGATTATTCTTTTTGTTCTTGCCATTTTTGTATTGTTTTTTAATTGTTAATTTTAAATGTAAATAGAGAGAGGTTCATAATCAATTTGTTAATCCAACCCTTGATTGGTATTACTAATTCTAAAATTCTCCCCCCTACCCTACCTTTAGCCCATCGCCTGTTTTATCTTTTACTCACATACCCAGC